ACCGGATGGCCGCGCGATTTTTTTTGGTGGTCCCTCGACCAATCAGATGACGCGCTCAAAGCTTAAATAACGCTCCCGCCCACTATAAGTACTTCGGCCCTAAGTTTCTGTTTGAAAAATGTGGGATCCACTGCTAAACGAGTTCCCCGAGACGGTTCACGGGTTTCGTTGCATGCTTGCTATCAAATATCTTCAACATCTGTCTGAAGAATACTCTCCTGATACGGTAGGTTACGATTTAATCCGCGATTTAATATCAATTTTGCGTTCTAGGAATTATGTCGAAGCGTCCTGCCGATATCGTCATTTCTACCCCCGCGTCGAAGGTGCGTCATCGTCTCAACTTCGACAGCCCATACGCGTGCCGTGCTGCTGCCCCCATTGTCCGCGTCACAAAATCTCGCATGTGGGCGAACAGGCCCATGAATCGCAAGCCCAGAATGTACAGGATGTACAGAAGCCCTGATGTTCCAAGGGGCTGTGAGGGTCCATGTAAGGTCCAGTCATTTGAGTCCAGACACGATGTAGTCCATATAGGGAAGGTCATGTGTATTAGTGATGTTACTCGCGGTACTGGGTTGACCCATAGAGTTGGTAAACGTTTCTGTGTTAAGTCAGTTTATGTGTTGGGTAAGATCTGGATGGATGAAAATATAAAGTCCAAGAATCATACGAACAATGTGATGTTCTTTCTCGTTCGTGATCGACGTCCGGTTGACAAGCCTCAGGATTTTGGAGAGGTCTTCAACATGTTTGACAACGAGCCTAGCACTGCTACTGTGAAGAATGTGCATCGCGATCGTTACCAGGTCTTGAGGAAATGGTATGCAACTGTCACTGGTGGACAGTATGGTGCAAAGGAACAGGCTTTAGTTAAGAAGTTTGTTAGGGTTAATAATTATGTTGTTTACAATCAGCAAGAGGCAGGGAAATACGAGAATCATTCTGAGAATGCCTTGATGTTGTATATGGCATGTACCCATGCCTCTAATCCTGTTTACGCCACTCTTAAGATTAGGATCTACTTCTACGATTCTGTAACGAATTGATATTAATAAAGATCGAATTTTATTTCTGAAGTCATGTTTACATACATAGTTTGTTCTATTTTTTTCCATAATACATGATCAACTGCTCTAATAATTGAATTAATTGAGATTACACCCAGATTTGTGAGATACTTGAGGACTTGGGTTTTGAATACTTTTAAGAAAAGACCAGTCTGAGGGTGTAAGGTCGTCCAGATTCGGTAGGTCAGAAAACACTTGTGCACTCCCAGAGCTCTCCGAAGGTTGTAGTTGAATTGGATCCTGATCTTGATGATGTCCATGTTCATCGTGAATGGACGGTTGTCGTGGCTGAGGATCTTGAAATAGAGGGGATTTGGAACTTCCCAGATATAGGCGCCACTCCATGCTTGAGCTGCAGTGATGGGTCCCCCTGTGCGTAAATCCATGGTTGAAGCAGTTTAGAGATAGAAAATAAGAACACCCGCATTCAAGATCGACTCTCCTCCTCCTGTTGCGCTTCTTCGCTTCCCTGTGCTGTACTTTGATTGGAACCTGAGTATAGTGGTCCTTCGAGGGTGATGAAGATCGCATTCTTGAGAGCCCAATTCTTTAATGCGCTGTTCTTTTCCTCGTCGAGGAATTCTTTATAACTGCTGTTGGGACCAGGATTGCAGAGGAAGATTGTCGGTATCCCGCCTTTAATTTGAACTGGTTTCCCGTATTTAGTGTTGGATTGCCAGTCCCTTTGGGCCCCCATGAACTCCTTAAAGTGTTTGAGGAAATGCGGGTCGACGTCATCAATGACGTTGTACCAGGCGTCGTTACTGTAGACCTTGGGACTTAAGTCTAAGTGTCCACATAGATAGTTATGTGGGCCTAGTGACCTAGCCCACATTGTCTTGCCGGTTCGACTGTCTCCCTCAATTACTATACTTTGAGGTCTCAGGGGCCGCGCAGCGGCGTCGACGACGTTCTCCGACACCCACTCTTCAAGTTCTTCTGGAACTTGATCGAAAGAAGAAGAGGAAAAGGGAGAAACGTAGGGAGCCGGTGGCTCCTGAAAGATCCTGTCTAGATTTGCATTTAAATTATGAAATTGTAGTACAAAATCTTTAGGAGCTAGTTCCCTAATGACTCTAAGAGCCTCTGACTTACTGCCTGCGTTAAGTGCCGCGGCGTAAGCGTCGTTTGCTGTCTGTTGTCCTCCTCTTGCAGATCGTCCGTCGATCTGAAACTCCCCCCATTCGAGAGTGTCTCCGTCCTTGTCGATGTAGGACTTGACGTCGGAGCTGGATTTAGCTCCCTGTATGTTTGGATGGAAATGTGCTGACCTATTTGGGGATACCAGGTCGAAGAATCGCTGATTCTGGCACTTGTATTTCCCCTCGAACTGGATGAGCACGTGCAGATGAGGTTCCCCATTTTCATGGAGTTCTCGGCAGATTTTAATATATTTTTGGGAAGTTGGGGTTTGAAGATTCTGGATTTGGGAAAGTGCTTCTTCTTTAGTGAGAGAACACTTGGGATAAGTGAGGAAATAGTTTTTAGAATAAATAACAAACCGCTTTGGAGCCATGTTGACTAAAATTGATCACCGATTGACCGCTCTTGCAACTCTCTCCTGTATTTCGGTGATCAATATATAGTGATCACCAAATGGCATTACTCGTAATTTTGCAAAGAAATTCAAAATCTACACGCTCCAAAAGCGGCCATCCGTATAATATT